GAAGATTATATGGGGCTGGAGTGGTTAGATCGACCAATCCTATTTCAATTGCTGTGACGACAAATACTGTTGATGTTGGGTTAACAACTTATCCAACAATCCAAAGAAGAGCAATAGGTTTAAAATTAATTTATGATACTGGGGCGTTGCCAAAACGACTGACTTAATAAATCTAGTCACCTCAATGGGTTATAAATATATAAAAAACTATTAGCATGGCATCTATAATAACAGATCAATTTAGAATATTTAATGCAGGAAATTTTGTTGATTCTGTTAATACTAACTCCTATTATGTTTTTTTGGGTTTAGCAAATCCCAATGATGGTGGGTTTAGTAGAACCAGTGGCACTGTAGGCACAGAGACACGGTGGGATTCGAATCCACCGGCACCAACTGACAACTTACAGTACCTATCACACTATAAAGATACTCTATTATTCGGCAAAAAAATTATTCCATCTAATGTAAGAAGAGTTGTTAGAAAAATTAATTGGACTTCTAACACAAGATATGATATGTACCGACATGATTATAATATTGAAAATTTAACGCCGAATTCAAATTTACCAAGATTATTCGATTCTGATTTTTATGTAATCAATAGTAATTATAGAGTTTATATTTGTATTGATAATGGTGCTTCTGGTACTAATTTGTTGGGCAATAAATCTCAAGATGAACCATCATTTATTGATGCCGAACCTTCTGCTGCTGGTTCAAGTAATGATGGTTATGTTTGGAAATACTTATTTACAGTATCACCTTCAGATGTCATCAAGTTCGATTCTACAGAGTATATAATTTTACCAAATAATTGGGGAACTGATACTGATAGTGAAATACAGAGAATTAGAAATGCTGGCAATTCTGAGATAGAAGACAACCAGATCAAAAAGATATACATTGATACTGCGGGTGATGGTTATGTCAATGGTACATATACTTGTACTATTAATGGTGATGGATCTGGGGCAACAGCATTAATTACCGTAGAAAATAGTTCTATTAAATCGGCAGTAGTTACTGCTGGTGGTAAGGGTTATACTTATGGTATTGTCAATTTAGGTGCATTAAGAACTGGAACTTTATCACAGAATGCAAAATTAATACCAATCATACCACCATCAAATGGGCATGGTTATGACATTTATAAAGAACTAGGTGCAGATAGAGTTTTAATTTATGCAAGATTTGATGATGCAACAAAAGACATTCCTATTGACACCAAATTTGCACAAATAGGAATGTTAAAAAACCCAACATATTCATCTTCCAGTAGTATTTTTGATGAAAATGCATTCTCTGGACTTTATTCAATAAAATTGAATTCTGTTAGCCAAAAACCAATAATTGGAGAAGAAATAAATCAGACAAGATCCGATGGAAAAATTGCTAGAGGATATGTTGCATCATTTGATAGTGATACATTAGTTCTAAAATATTTCAGAGATAGATCATTATATTATCCAAATGGTTCTGATGAAACTGATAATTCAAATATTACTACAAAATCAGCAATTAATGAGTTCGAATCTTCGACAAATAATATCTTTTTTCTAGATTCTGGATTTAATTCCGCAATCAATACATCTTTTAATGATAATAAGGTTACTATTGGCAATAAAGTTATTGATCTTGGAGTTATATTCACCGCAGGACTTGCAGAACCAGAGATAAATAAGAAGTCGGGAGATATTATCTATATTGATAATCGGCCACTGGTTGCAAGAAATCTTAGACAAAAAGAAGACGTTAAAATTATCCTGGAATTTTAAGCAAAATGGCACAAAAAACAAATTTAAATATTAGTCCATATTACGACGATTTCAGTTCTGATAAGAATTTTTATAAGATTTTATTTAACCCAGGAAGGCCGGTTCAAGCTAGAGAATTAACGACAATACAGTCGTTATTACAAAACCAAATAGAATCATTTGGTAGTCATATGTTTAAAGAGGGATCAGTAGTTATCCCTGGAAATTTAATTTATGACGGACAGTTCTATGCTGTAAAACTTAATCAAACAAATGCTGGAACAGATGTCACTCTGTATCTAGAAAGTATTGTAGGAAAAAAAATCACAGGATCTGTATCTGGAATCACAGCAACAGTGCAGCATGTAGAATTTCCAAATGGAACTTCAGTTCTTGATCCAACAATATATGTAAAATACTTAGATTCTGATAATAATTTCATCTTTAGCCAATTTACTGATGGTGAAGATTTAACTGTTAATGAAAATATTAATTATTCTGGAACTACTATAAATGCAGGGTCTGCTTTTGCATCATTAATATCCTTTAATGCAACTGCAATTGGATCGGCAGCATTTATCAATGCTGGTATTTATTTTGTTAGGGGTTATTTTGTAAATGTATCTAAACAACTTTTGATGTTGGATTATTACAGCAATAATCCAAATTATAGAGTTGGTCTAACAATTGATGAAGTTATTATTACACCAAAAGACGATAAATCAATTTATGACAATGCTAAAGGATTTGAGAATTTTGCAGCACCTGGCGCTGATAGGCTTCAGATTAAATTAACCCTAGACAAAAAATTACTTACAGATCTTAATGATAATAATTTTATTGAACTTTTAAGAATTGATGGTGGTAAGGTTAAAAAAATAGAAAATAAATCCACAAATGATAAACTAAAGGATTATCTTGCACAAAGAACCTATGAAGAATCTGGAGATTATGCAGTACAACCTTTCAACCCATCTGTCAATAACTCCCTCAATGATAGATTAGGGGGTAATGGTTTATTTTTCTCAAATGAAACAACACCCGATGGTTCTAAACCATCAGAAGATTTAATGTGCGTAAAGGTTTCACCAGGAAAGGCGTATGTTAGGGGATATGATATTGAAAAAGGTTCATCAACAATTTTAGATGTAGAAAAACCAAGAGATACCCAATCAATATCAAATGTTGGCATTTCTTTTGAGATGGGCAATTTGATACGTGTCAATAACGTAAAAGGCACACCCCAACCTAAAGGAATTGTTACTTTATATGACCAATTTGGTACAAATGGTATTGGAATTGGAAGTGCGAGAGTATATGAATTTAATTTAACAGACTCAGCATATACTAATAGTTCCACAAATCATGATCTATACCTATATGATATACAAACAAATACTAGATTGGTATTGAACAGATCTGCAAGTTCAATTCAAATTCCAGCATCTTCGTATATTAAAGGTAAAAATAGTGGTGCTACTGGATATATTGTCTCCGCAGCTGCAGGTTCTGACACCATAGATGTTAGACAAACTTCTGGCAGTTTTATGGTAGGTGAATCAATAATTATAAATGGTGTTGATTTTCCAAGAACAATCACTTCAGCGACAATATATAATACTCAAAGTATTAAATCATTTAAACAGGATGTTTTTGGTGCTGTAGGAATTCCAACTTTTACTGCAGATGCAGTATTGGATAGATTTAGATTCTTTGGTGGTATTACCAATGTTTCAATATCTACAGCACAAGGTGGCATATCAACTGTAACTTGCCCAGGAAAATTCTTTAACGTTAGAACCGGCACGGTTATTAGATATCAAAAAGTAGGATTTGCAACTGAGACTTATAATAGAATTTCATCAGTTTCTTCAGATGGGTCTTCATTCCAACTTTCTGCAATTAATCCAAGTGTTACAGGTGTTTTTGAGGGTAATTTACCAACTAGTACTATACAAGTCGATGCTTTTCCATCAGCAGCAGTTATAAAAAATCCATCAGATTCTTATTTGTACAGTATACTTCCCCATAAGAATATAGCAAGTATTAGTCTTACAGGTTCTTCGTTAAAAATTTCATCTCAGTTAACAAATCAAACAATTACAAATAATCAGATTGTTCTTAGTGCATCTACAGTATCATCAACCTTGGGTATTACTTCTGCATTTTTCGATGCATTTGATCAAGAAAGATATTCAGTTGTGTATGCTAATGGTACTATAGCACCATTATCAAGTGATTCTGTTGATGCTACTAATGATACGTTAACAATTAGAAATTTAACTAACGGGTCGGCAACAATAAATGTAACGTTAGTTAAGTCTGGAGTAAAAAATAAAATTAAAAAATATGTAAGAAGTGAAAAATTAGAAATAACCAGATCAAAAAATTTACAATCTGGATCTGGAATTAATACTTCTATTTCTGATAACCTTACTTATAGTCCATATTATGGATTAAGAGTCCAAGATGAAGAGATTTGTTTATTAAAACCAGATATTGTTAAGATTATGGGAGTATTTGAATCATTTGATTCATCAAATCCATCTTTGGATAGAATATTATTTACATCAACAGCAAATGTGACTAACAACGCTATAGTTGGCGAATTAATACTTGGAAGTTCTTCAAAAACAGTAGCAAGAGTTATTGAGAAGGTATCTAATCCAACAAATACTTTGGAAATTATTTACTTAACAAATGATAGATTTGTTGTTGGTGAAGAAGTATTATTTGAAGAATCCAATATAAAAACTCAGATTGAGTTAATAACGCCAGGTAAATATAAAGATATTACATCATCATATACATTAGATAAGGGTCAAAAACAAGAGTATTATGACTACTCTAAAATAGTAAGAAATAAAGATATTTCCGAACCAAATAAAAAACTTTTAATCGTATATGATTATTATACTGTAGAGTCAAATGATAATGGGGATGTATTTACAGTATTAAGTTATGATAAAGATAGGTATACTACAGATATACCAACTATTGTTTCTGGAATTAGAGCATCCGATATTTTGGATTTTAGACCTAGAGTTTCTACCTTTAATCCAAATACTACTAATGCGTCACCTTTTGATTTCACATCGAGAAATTTTGGAACAGACCCAAAGTTACTTATAGCACCAAATGAATCTTTCTCAGTATCATATGATTTTTATCTCCCAAGAATTGATAGATTATATTTGGATAAAAATGGTAATTTTGTTTTGGAAAAGGGAATATCCGCAACTAATCCAAAGGCACCTACAAAAAGTGATGCAATGATGGAAATAGCAACTATTCAGTTGCCACCATATTTGTTTAATCCACAAGATGCGGTAATGCAACTTAGGGATAATAGAAGATATACTATGAGAGATATTGGTTATCTTGATAACCGAGTTCAAAATTTGGAAAGAGTAACTTCATTGTCATTCTTAGAAGTTCAAACACAAACTTTACAAGTTCAGGATAGTGAAGGTAGAAATAGATTTAAGAGTGGTTTCTTTGTTGATGATTTTAGAAATAATAGTTTAATGAATCGTGGATTATCTAATGTACAGGTTAATCCATCCGCTAACGAATTGATCCCCTTAATTACTAGAAATTCAATTAAGTCCAGAATACTACCAGCAGTGGACATTATTGATGAATCTTTAGATTATAAAGAAAATTTTGAATTATTAGATGCGAATGTACAGAAAACTGGAAATTGCGTAACTTTAAAATATGATGAGATTGGTTGGATTTCTCAATTATATGCAACTGGTGTAGAAAATGTAAACCCATTCAACGTTGTGATATATACTGGCATTATTAATCTAAATCCAGCAGTCGATACTTGGGTTAGGACTGTTCAACTACCAGATAGAAATGTTAACATAACAAATAATTCTAGCAGAACAATTACTAGGGATCTTAATGGTAGTCTCAGACAAGATATTAATAATCCTGTAGTTAGAGAGACATCATCTACATCGGTTACTCGGGTAGCTAATCCAAGTAGAAGAGGATCAAGTGATGTAACTGGTTCTAGTGTTACTGAATCAAGAGATACCCAATCATTTAATAGTTCAAGTTCATCGACCAATGTTACTTTTGATACTGTAACAAATACTGATATTTCAGTTCGAAATGTTTTAGTTTCATCTTCTGATGAATCGTTCATGAGATCTAGAAATACTGAATTTTCAGTATCTAATCTGAAACCATCAACTCAATATTATCAATTCCTCGATAGTAATAGTGCTGTAGATTTTACTCCTAAACTTATTGAGATTGCAACTGATAATACACTATCAACTCCAGGAACAACTGGTATTTTTAGAACTGGTGAGGCAGTAGTTGGTTCCGTAAATGGAGTTAATCTAATATCTTTTAGACTTGCAACTCCAGACCACAAGTATGGTCCATTTAATGCACCAACTACAAAATATAATATCAATCCTTATATTAAAACAGAAACATTACAAACATCATATAGTAACACAACAAAAGTACTGAACATTGATACCAATTCTCTTGCGGAAGAGGCACAAGGAAGATATACTGGTTATTTGACCAAGGGTATGTTACTAATTGGGCAAACTAGTGGTGCTGTAGCATATGTAAAAGATTTAAGATTGATAACTGACAATTATGGCGATCTAATCGGTACTTTCTTCCTGAGAAATCCTCTTAGCACACCAGTTCCTACTGTAAGAATTGCAACAGGAACAAAAACATTTAAACTAACCTCAAGTTCAACAAATGAAATAGGAATTCCTGGAAGTAATGCAATTTCTTTTGCAGAAATTGCATATAGTTCTGATGGAACTCTCAATCAATGGGAAAATGAAGTAACTGCAATTACTAGTAATTTAACAACACAAACTGTTACAAATTTAAATCTAAGTTTAACTACAAATTTAACAACTACAACAAGAAATACAAATACTAGTGTTGCAGAATTTTTTGACCCATTAGCACAATCATTTACTGTTGGTGGTAGTGTTGAGGCACCTGGTGCAAATGATAGTATTGATGACATTAATGGGGCTTTCTTAACATCAGTTGGTTTGTTCTTTGCTAAAAAAGATGATGCAAATGCACCTGTAAGAGTTGAGATTAGAACAGTTGAACTTGGAACTCCAACTCGCATCATTCTTGGAAAATCTGTTATTTTAAGACCATCTGATATATCAATTTCAGATGATGGAGAAACTGAAACAAAAGTAACATTCCCAGAACCAATATATTTGGCACCTGGTAATGAGTATGCTGTTGTCATTATATCTGCTCATAGTGACAAATACGAAATGTGGATTGCTACTATGGGAGAAAAAAGTAGAAAAACCCAAGCATTACCCACTACTGAGGCAGTTATTTATTCTAAGCAATTCTCAATGGGAAGTTTGTTTAAATCCCAAAATGGATCAATTTGGACTGCAAACCAATACCAAGATCTCAAATTTAAACTATACAAAGCTAAGTTTTCCCCAAAAACTGGAACTGCATTTTTTACCACTCCACCATTGAATCAAAGTAATAGTTACATTGCACCATTAAATAATAATCCAATTAGAACTCTACCAAAAACTGCTAGATTGGGTATTTCTACGGTTCTTTCTTCAGTAAATCCAACTTTAGTAAACGATATTTTAACAGTAGGTAGAAAAATATCAGGAACAAAACAAAATACTTATGGGTATATTGTTGGCGTTGGTTGCTCAGTAACACAAGCAGTAATTACTGATGGTGGTACAAACTATCCAGCAAGTTCAACACTAATTAATTTAGAAACAACCAACATTGTTGGTCGTGGATCTGGATTAAAGTTAACGGTAAATACAAATTCGAGTGGAGTTATTAGTGGTATAGCAGGAACTACAGCAACTGGTATTGGTTATAAAGTAGGTGATGTTGTTGGTATTGTGACTACTTTAGGTAGAAATGCAAGAGTTTCAATCTCGTCCATTTCTGGGGTAGATACTTTATATCTATCTGGTATACAAGGAGAATCTAGTTCTTTTGCAGTTGGTGCAGCAGTTAGTTTCTATCCAAATAATTACCCAACAGACCCCATAGTTTCTTTAGCTTCAACAACAATAAGAAGTTTTGTTCTAGATGGTGGAGTTAATTCTGGAAATTATTTTAGAGTGGACCACTTTGATCATGGTATGTATTCTGGAATTGATAAGGTTAGAATTTATGATGCAGAATCTAGTTATTCCCCAACAACTTTAAGTGCAGCAATATCTATTAGTGAAAGCAATACAATTAGTGTTGCCAATACTTCAGTATTCACCACATTTGAAGGTATTACAGTTGGAACAGCAAATACCGGATATGTATTGATAGGTCAAGAAATTATAGGTTATACTAATGTTGGAAATGGTTCTTTAACCATAGCAAATTCACCTAGTGGAAGAGGAATAGATCAATCTTTGATTACATTACACGATAAAGATAGTTTGGTTTATAAGTATGAAATGAATGGTGTATCTTTACGTCGAATTAATAAAGAACACGATATGAGTTCAATTGGAATTGGAATTGATAGTTACCATATTGAAGTTTCTAGGACGATTAATGGTGCAAACAGATCTTCTGATGGATCTACAACATCTGCTCCAGAATTATCTTTTGTCGATGAATCTTCATATGGTGGTTTAAAAGTTCAGGTATCTGAAAATATCAATTTTAATAGCATAGTTCCATCATATGATTTATTGACCCCAGGAACGGATACTTCTGCAAACGCATTTATTAAAACTGTTAGCGGAAGAAGTGCTAGTGGTATAGAAAATGCATTTGTTGAGCAACTATCAGAACCAGTACAATTAAATGCTGCCAATACTTTGAGTTCAATAAGAATTGTTGCTTCAGAGATTAATGAAAAAAATCAACCAGGTCTAAGTAAATTATTGAGAAAAAAATCTTTTATAACTGGGATAACTTTAAATACGCAAAATTCTAATTTATCTCCAATAATTTACTTGGATAATGCTATTACAGAATTTAGATGTAGTAGATTGAATATACCTATTACAGATTATGTAACCGATAACAGAGTTAATTCAATTAGCAATGATCCACATGCTGCAGTTTATGTATCTAATACTATAAACTTAGCACAACCAGCGTCAACATTAAAAGTTATTTTAAGTGCCTACAGACATTCATCTGCAGATTTTAGAGTTCTTTATAGTTTAATTAGAGCAGATTCTGGTGGTGTTCCACAAGCATTTGAATTATTCCCTGGTTATGATAATTTGAAATTCGTATCAGATCAAGGATATCTTGTTTTAGATTCATCCAAAAATACTGGTAGACCAGATAGGTATGTTCAACCAAGTTTAGATAATCAATTCTTAGAATATGAATTTACTGCGGAAAATTTAGATTTATTTGTTGGATATACAATCAAAATTGTTATGTCAGGTTCAGATCAATCTAAACCACCCAGATTTAAGAGTCTAAGAACACTTGCAATTAGATAAATGATTAAAGTGGAAGGTTATCAAAATTTATATCGTGATGAATTTAGTGGTGCTATCATCAATTGCGACTCTATAGCATATGATCAATATGTTAATTCTGTTGCCCAAAGAGATGTGCAAAAAAAGGAAATTAACCAGATGAAAAAAGACATTAGTGAGATTAAAGAATTACTAAGGGAGTTTTTAAATGGATCCAAATAAAATTATTTTGAGTGATATGAATAAATTATTTGAATATGAGAAACTCAGTAGAGAAATTGATGAATGTTTTGATTTAGATGAACTTCGCAATTTAACAAAATCTCATATTAAATTGTATATGAAACAACAAGAAGTTTTAAAAGATTTAATGATTCCTAATCCATAGCATTCATAAATAGTTTAAATAATAGAATATTAAGATGTCTGCTGTTTATGTTAACAATTTAATTATTAATACAGGAACAGACTTTGATCAGGTTTTTACTTTAGCCAATAGTTCTGGCAATAGTGCCCTAAACCTCAGTGGTTATACTGCGGCAGCTAAATTATCTAAACATCCATATAGTACTACAAAAGTTGGTTTTGCCATAACATTTGTTGTTCCAAGTCAAGGAATACTTCAAATAAGTTTATCTCAACAACAAACTTCAACATTGAAAGAAGGTAGATATGTATATGATGTAGTTTTGGATGATGGTTCTAAAAAAATAAAGGTCGTTGAGGGAATGGTCCTTGTAAGAAAAGGAGTTACTTACTGATGGCTCGAATACCAGTAAGAATTGGGCAAGAAAATCAAATAAAAGTTATTACTTCATTTGGTGCGCCAAATATTCCATATTTGGCAGTTAATGCCACAAACGTTGTTGGTGGCATTGTAACATCCACACAATTATCAGTTGATGGACCATCCGAATTTCTTGGGATATCGACATTTTCTGATGATGTATATTTTGGTCAAAATATACAGATTGAAGGTACTTCTAATTTTATAGGTAATATTAATTTTTATGGTAATGTAAATTTACTTGGAATTGGAAAAACTTATGGAGTTGCATATTTTGGCCAAAATTCGGAAATTTTGTCAACCCAATCTCCGACTACCGGATTTCAAACATCAAATTTATTATTAACTACAAATGCCAATAACATACCAGTTTGGACTGACACTATAGATGGAGGATCTTACTAATGGCACAAGCATCAACTAGACAAGGACTTATAGACTATTGTTTAAGACAACTGGGGGCCCCAGTTTTAGAAATTAATGTGGCAGACGAACAAATAGATGATTTAGTTGACGATGCCTTACAGTATTTTCATGAACGTCATTTTGACGGAGTTGAAAAAATGTATTTAAAGTATAAATTGACAGAAAATGATCTCAATAAGGGAAAGGCAGATGCACCTGGTGGTGTAGGTATTGTAACAACAACAGGAAGTTCATATATTGCTGGAATTGGGACAACTACTTTCAATTTTTATGAAAGTGCAAATTTTATTCAGGTTCCAGATTCGGTCATTGGTATAGAAAAGATATTTAAATTTGACACCAGTTCTATTTCTGGGGGAATGTTTAGTATAAAATATCAATTATTTTTAAATGATTTGTATTATTTTAATTCAGTAGAATTATTGCAATATGCTATGGTTAAAAGTTACTTAGAAGATATTGACTTCTTATTAACCACTGATAAACAAGTAAGATTTAATAAAAGACAAAATAGATTATATTTGGATATTGATTGGACTTCACAAACACCAGACACTTATATTGTAATTGAGTGTTATAGAATTTTGGATCCAAATACATTTACTAAAGTATATAATGATAGTTTCTTAAAAAAATATTTGACTGCATTACTTAAAAAACAATGGGGTCAGAATTTAATTAAGTTCCAGGGAGTTAAATTGCCAGGTGGATTAGAACTCAATGGTAGACAAATATATGATGATGCACAAAGAGATTTGGAAGATATTAAAGATAGAATGACATTAGAATATGAATTACCACCTTTAGATATGATAGGGTGATCATATGGCACTTAATCCTTTCTTTTTAAACGGTACATCAACTGAACAAAGTTTAATACAAGATTTAATTAATGAGCAATTAAAAATATATGGGATTGACATTATGTACATCCCAAGAAAAATATTGAACTCTGATAATATTCTTAAAGAAGTTCAGTCATCTAGATTTGATGATAATTTTATTATTGAAGCATATGTCAACAATTATGAGGGGTATGCTGGTGCGGGAGATTTGATGACAAAATTTGGTGTTTCATTGAGAGATGAAGTTACTCTTACTATTTCAAAAGAAAGATTTGAAGAATTTATTGCACCTATTTTAACTTCTCTTTATAACCCAGATTTAATTTATAATGATCCAAATGAAATAGATCTTGTGACTAGACCAAGAGAGGGTGATTTAATATATTTTCCATTAGGTAAAAGATTATTTGAAATTAAATTTGTTGAGCATGAAAAACCATTCTATCAATTGGGAAAAACTTATGTATATGAACTAGTATGTGAATTGTTTGAATATGAAGATGAGATTATTGACACAACTGTAGAAGAAGTTGATGAACTTATTAAAGATGTTACCGCAACATTGTACCTCATAGATTATGATGATGCTCAGACAGCAACTGTTAAAGTTTCATCCGTAACACCACAATCTGGTTATGTTCAAAGTATTATTCTGAATCATGATGGATATGGTTATGTAACCAATCCAATTGTATCTATCTCAACGTCTCCTGCGGGTATAACCAGTGCAAATGCAACAGCTGTTGCTATTACCACTTCAATCGGTGATGCATATTCTGTAAAAGAAGTTTTGATTACTAATACTGGATATGGTTATACTACACCACCAATAGTAACATTTAGTGGTGGAGGTGGATCTGGAGCAGGTGCGACATGTATAATTGATACATCTGGAAATAAAGGAATACAAAGATTGACAATTAATAATCAAGGTCAGGGTTATTACACACTGCCAACTATAACAGTTAGTCCTTCCCCAACTGGTATAGGATCAACAAATGCAATTATAGTTGCCAATATTACTGATGCATCTGTTGGAATTTTGACATTTAGTATGAGAAATTCTGGTAGTGGTTATCAAGCACAATATGATAATTTGGGCAGGTTAATAGCACCAATTGTTACTATTTCTGCACCATCTGCAATCACCAACAATGCTGGTGTAGGGACATTTAGAAATAATGAAATTGTTACTGGATCAATTTCTGGTTCCACAGCTAGGGTTAAAAACTGGGACATAAATACTAAACAAATGCTAATCTCTATTATATCTGGCGATTTTATCAAAGGAGAATCTATTGTTGGAGCAGCTTCAAGTGCTTCATGGGTTCTTAAAGGTCATAATGATTTAATCACAGAAGATCCTTATGCTCAAAATGATGAATTTGAATCTCAAGGATTGGATATCATAGATTTTAGTCAGGATAATCCTTTTGGTGTCTACTAATGCTTGGAAATTATTACTATCACGAAATAATTAGAAAAACTATTATTGGGTTTGGAACTTTATTTAATGATATTCACATTAAACATAAAGATGAAAATTCTGATATTCTAAGTGTTCTTAGAGTACCGTTAAATTATGGTCCAGCTCAAAAATTTCTAGCAAGAATTACAGAACAAAAGGATCTTAATAGACCATATCAAATTACATTACCTAGAATGTCATTTGAGCACAATAGTATTTCTTATGATCCAACAAGAAAAACTACAGTTACTCAAACATTTAAAGCAGTAGATCAAAGTAACAATAAGGTTAAAAGGGTGTTCATGCCCGTACCTTATAATATTGGTTTTGAACTTAATATTCTTTCAAAATTAAATGATGATGCATTACAAATAATAGAGCAAATTTTACCATATTTTCAACCTTCCTTTACAATTACATTAGATCTTGTAGATTCTATTGGAGAAAAAAGAGATATTCCTGTAGTTTTGGATAGTATAAGTTTTCAAGATGATTATGAGGGTGACTTTTCATCCAGAAGATCGCTGATATATACTCTACAATTTACAGTAAAAACTTATCTGTTCGGTGCTATAGCAGAAAATACAGAAGGTCTGATCAAAAAAGTACAAATTGATATGTCAACGACTACGGATATAGCAACTGCACAAAGAGAAGTAAGATATACAACAACACCAAAAGCATTACAAGATTATAATAATGATGGGGTAATAACACCAGCAGATGATGTATTTGTACAAGCAGATGATGATTTTGGTTTTAATGAGTCTTGGCAAGATTTATCAGACAATAAAAAATATAGTCAACCAAGACAAACTGATTATTAAAAATTATGTCAAATTATGACGGTTTGGATAAAGCATTGAATATTGAAAGTTCTATTATTGAGGTGGAAAAAACTTCTTCATCAATAGAAATAGAAAAATCTATTCACAATATTAAACCAAATGATATTCAAAAAGATTATGAATATACTCGTGCAAATTTATATTCTTTGATTGAAAAAGGACAAGAAGCAATTAATGGTATAATGGAACTTGCTGGAGAAGGAGGAAGTCCTAGAGCATATGAGGTTGCTGGGCAACTGATAAAAAGTGTCGCAGACACAACAGATAAATTGATTGATCTTCAAAAGAAATTAAAGGAAGTAGAAGAAGATTCACCAAAAACACCTAGTAGTGTAACCAATAATGCACTGTTTGTAGGTTCAACTGCAGAATTGTCAAAATTGTTGAAGCAGGGTTTCCTAAATAACAAAGAAGAGTCTTAGTAGATCATAAACTGGAATGAACGAAGCAACATTCACACATAAAACACCTCATTTAAAAAAATCACAGCACCAATTAGATCCAAATCTTCAACTTAAACATCTTGTTCACCATTCTGTTGTTCAATATGTTGATAGGGATGCTGATGGTGATGTTGACGTATATGATAACCCAAAGAAAAAAACTCCAGACGAAAGTCCACAGAGTGCTCCAGTAGGAGCAGAAGTATCTTCAAAAAAACTATTGGCAAAACAAAAAGGTGAATTAAAACATACTAGAAGAGGTATGGCTTACGAAGAAACTGGTGAAGTAAGATATTGCCCAGCATGTAAAAAAAGTGAGATAAGAGAAGAGTGTAAGTATGGTGCAAAATATTGGGATATGTTTTCTCAAGCAATAAATTTAACAGAACCATTAACTGCAAATCAATTAAAATATAATCCAAATAGACCTCATCCAGCAAATGAGGAGAAGGATCATGAATATTCGATGGCTCGTTCTGAACTTTCAACAATTATTTCAGCAGTAAGTAGATTAAAGAAAAAAATGAAGGGTGAAGGTAATATTGAAGCCTGGGTTCAATCAAAGATTACAAAGGCAGCAGACTATATTGATACTGCGGCAGATTATATTGATAGTAAAGAAAGTAAGGTTAATGAAGATGTAACGATTGAGGATGCAAACGGCAATACCTTTGTTCGAATTATTGACATCATCAAAGCAGACCGTCTTGTAA